CTAAATCTTCAGCTTCTTTTGCTGACATAGTTTGACCTGTGCCTCTCATTTCTTGTTGTATTACACTTGCTGGATCTGCATGAGGTTGAAGTTTTTGTTTAAATTTTTCAGCTTTTGTAAAACCTGTAGTATCTATTTCTTGTTTAGATTTTAATCTACCAGAAGGAGACTCTACAATCTGTGGACGTTGTAATCCTTTTCTTCCTTCAACTCCTCTTACAGTTTGTTCTCTTGTAGGTAGTATAACTTTTGATATACCTTCTTGTTCTGCTTTAGCTCTTTTATCTGCTGCTTTAGCTCTTGCAGCTGCTATCCTTTC